ACCAAGGTGCAGACCGCATGGATCCAAACGATGAACGCCTAAGCCGAATCGAAAAGAAAGTTGATCAGTTGGCTGTAATGATGAGCGACCTTGCGCGGCTGGATGAGCGAGCCGACGGCATTGAGGTCAGGATCAACCGGCATGAGCTGCGGATCGATGTGATCGAAAGCCAAACGAATCGACAGGCTGAAACCCTCGCGGCAATGTCAGGTAAAGGTCTGATGATTGAACGTGCCGCTTGGGTTCTGTTCGCGGCTGGAGTTGGCGCCGCATCACATATTTTTTAAATCGCGGGGAAGAATCTAATCCCCCCATTCCCATCTTCTCTAGTAGGTGAGTAACGAAATGAAGGCAGACACAGAGCAGCCGTTAACGCTCAGGCAAGAGAAGTTCATCCGGTTCTATTTGGAGACGGGAAACGGAGCGGAGGCAGCTCGACAGGCTGGTTACAGTCCTCACACTGCGCGAGTCATCGCTTACGAGAACCTGCTTAAACCTTACATCAAACAAGCAATTGCCACTAAAAGGACCGAACTCATGCAGGATTCAGAGACAAAGATCGCTCAATACCTTTCAATGCTGGAAGCTGAGTCAACCAGCGCTGATCAATCAAGCTCAAGGATCAGGGCGTTGGAGCTGCTATTAAAAGCCAATGGCGCATTCATCGAACGGTCTGAAGTTGTCAGCTTCGACGGCGCTTTTCTGGCTGATCTCAGCGATATAGAGCCTGATGTCGTGGTTAATGAGGAAGGCGAACCCGTGAATCCGTTTGAAATCAAGGAGCTGCATTGATTGAGCGCGACCTTCGTAAGGTCGAGGTCTCAGGTTTCCCGCTCTTTTACAGGATCAAACCGACCCTCCCAGCACCCCAGAATCAGGTCCAGATCGGGGTCGGGTGGGGTAGGAAAACACGCCATCCGCGCCTCGCTCACCATGGTTCCATGACTGTCACCGCTCTAACTAGCACCATTTTTGAGGGGGCATACCTTATGAGAGTACCTGTATGACAAGTATACGAACTAGATTGCTCGAAAATGTAGAAATAGGCACTACTGAAGAGGGTCATTCAGAGACGCTGTGGGGTGATGACAGCCCGACGGGGGGCAAAATGATCCTAATAAACGACAGCCTTTATAAGGGACGAGCAAAAGACAAAATGATTGCGGCTGAATCGCTTCATTTGCTCAAGTTAGTTGACCCTAAACGCCACGCAGATCTAGAAAAAGCAGCCCTAGCTGACCCAGAATATATGGATTGGGCAAAACGCTCCTATGGCTTTGCTACAGGTAAGACGCCCTACCCTGAAACAGGAGAATTTGAGCCTGAAGCCACGCGAGAAAAACGCTCTTTTGACAAATGGCACAACATTTCCCGCTTTGACCAGGTGATTGGTGGCTACGTCTACGCTGAAGATGAAGATTTACCCACGATGAAAAATTGGAAAAGAGAAGACCTACCTATGGGTGACTCTCTCCGATCAAAGCTTGACGCATTTGCAACAGAATTCACTACGCCAGACATCCAGAAACCAGCAGAAATTCCAGCAGCTCCTCCCGCACGACTTGGTTTAAAGGGGGGCGGTCTTTATGGCAGCGACAAAGAAAAAATGAGGGAAAAATGAAAACCAAAATCTTAATTTTAGCGGCGTTTCTTACCTCTGGCTGTACCTGGTATGGCGAGATCGAGCATGTCTCAAGCCTCCCTAATGGAACCCCCTTCAACAACCTGGACGAGACCTCGGTAGACGCCCTGTGGACCGGCATAAGGATAGAAAAGAACGGATGGTACATAGATGGTGCCGTAGGTGTAGACACCTCTAACGAGTACGAGGGAAGGAATCCTTACGGTCGAGCTAAGTTCGGAAAGAACCTGATTAAGTGGGGCGGCGAATGAAGGGACAAAAGCATTATTTCAGAGACGGAACCCTGCATACGGGAGGGTCTCACAAGATGCCAGACGGGAAGGTTCACTCTGGGGCGAAGCATACGAAAAACAGCAAGCCTTTGGTCCACATGAAGGATCTTTCTAAGACTGCCAAAGCGAAGGCTAAACGTAATGGTGACTAGCCTTTACGTTGTCACTATCGGTACTTGGTTCCACCTGTCCACCTTCATGGGCGGCACCCAAGTAAACGAGTGTGCGGCACAGCAGGAGCGTGTCGAATTGCGGTTTGAAATCACTACGGTTTGCCTAACTAGATCCGAAGAAATTCTGATGGTTGATAAGGAGATATACCAAAGATGACTAGCTACCCGCCAACAAAAAAGAAAAAGAAAAAGAAAAGGAAACCCGCGCCCAAATGAAAACCTATGAGTTAGAACGATTCGCATATCACCCAGACGGGACTATGGGATCCATGATGGTGGGAGACCAGCGTTTCTATTCGATAGAGAGACCTTGGCTGGATAACGCACCAAACGTGTCTTGTATACCCGAAGGTACTTATTCGATGGGCTGGAGAGTAAGTCCTCGCTTCGGCGAGACATGGCATGTGCAGGACGTTCCTGGTCGAACCCATATTTTAATTCACGCAGCTAATTTCCCGCATGACGTAGAGGGATGCATTGGATTAGGAACACGGACTATGGACGCAAAAATTGCAGTAGGCAGCTCCAGAAGAGGCGTAAAGCTTTTTGACGAGCTGACGGAGGGTGTCGAATGGCAGCTAAAAATCGTCTTTGCCAAGTTTGCGGGAACGTAGTTGCAGGGAAAAGCAGGAAAGCTCTCTGTTATCCGTGCCTCCATAAAGCTCAACGAGAAGAGGCAACAAAATCTCCAGAGCAATTTCTACTGTATCGGCTAAGGAGAGCCAGAGGGAGAGCGCAAACAAAAAATCTAGAGTTCGATTTAGATCACGAATGTCTTATCGATCTGTATCAAAACCAGAAAGGCTACTGCGCTATTTCTGAATTGCCGATGACCTATACCTACGAGAATCCCGATCTGTGTATATCTATAGACCGAATGGATAACGAGGTTGGCTACATAAAAACGAATATCAGGTTGGTTTGCTACAGGGTAAATATCATGCGAAACGAACTATCTCTCGAAATGTTTAATTGGTGGGTCAAACAGATTGTCAAATGACATAGAAGCAATTGCGCGAGTTTTAAAAAACGATTTTCCGCTCTACGCAAAGAACATCCTGAAGATTATTACTAAGGAGGGAGCCGTTAAGCCCTTCATGCTGAACACGGGTCAGCTCAATATCCACAATCAGCTTGAAAAACAGCTAAAGGAAACCGGCAGGATCCGCGCATTGGTCCTGAAAGCCAGACAAGTAGGCATATCCACATACGTTGAAGGGAGATTTTTCTGGCGAATTACTCAAAATCGCAACGCAAACGCCTTTGTACTGTCCCATTTAGCGGAATCTACCAACAGCATCTTCAATATGGTGCGTCACTTCTACGACAACATTCCACACGACGCATTTAAACCACCGATATCTAGCCAATCAGCTCAGACACTGGTCTTCGATAAGCTCAATTCTAGGTATCGAGTCGGTACAGCTCGGTCCTCACAGACGGGTCGAGGGCAAACAAACAGGTTTGTCCACGGATCTGAGGTCGCTTTCTATCCTCAAGGCGCAGATATCGTTGCTGGTTTGCTGCAAACAGTTGGCGGTGTGGACTCTGAAGTGATCTTGGAATCCACCGCAAACGGTGCTGGTGGTTGGTATTACGATCAGGTAATGAAGAGCTTACGTGGAGAAACTGAGTGGATTACCTGCTTTGTACCCTGGTTCTGGATGCCAGAGTACGTCAGAAAACCTGACCCTTACTTCAGAAGAACGCCTGAAGAGGACAAATTGGCAAAGGTTTACAACCTAACTGACGCTCAATTGTGCTTTAGGAGGGCAAAACTAGACGAATTAGGGGGTACAGACCTCTTCAGACAGGAATATCCCAGCACTCCAATCGAGTCGTTCCTAACCAGTGGTAGGTGTTTCGTAGAGGAAAAGACCCTAGCAATAGCCGAAAGCGAGTGTTATTCCCCCGATTTCATAGGAGAAATTCGCGAGGGGCAGATATCTCCCTTAGAGAAAGGCGCCTACAAAGAGTGGTTACCCCCTATTCCAGACGAGAGTTATGTTATCGGCGTCGATGTTGCCGAAGGTCTCAACTATGGCGACTACAGTTGCGCTCAGGTTTTAGATTCTTTGGGCAGACAGGTCGCTTGTTGGCACGGTCACATCGATCCTTGGGAGTGGGGCAATGTGGTTAAGCAGTTGGGTCAGCGATTCAATACTGCCTATATTATCGTTGAACGTAACAACCATGGTCTAACCACTCTGCGAAGACTTCAAGAGGTTAACTACCCCAACCTTTTCATTGAGTCTTCATTAGACAATGCTTACGGAGATAAGCTGACCAAGCGAGGCGGCTTCCTCACGACAAGCAAATCAAAACCACTCATCATCGACAACCTCGCAGCCCTCCTACGACAAGAGGAAAGTGGCATCGCAGACTTGGAATTAGTTAACGAGTTACGGACGTATGTCATTGATGAAAAAGGGTCTTTCAATTCCCAGCGCGGGTGCTATGATGACAGAGTGATAGCTCAAGCTATTGCCTTGCATGGACTTGCATCAATGCCTCGAACGAGGTCGCCGCAGATACAAAAGCGGTATAAATCAGTTGATTCTGTGGCAGGGTATTAATGAGTGAGCTAGTCCAGTTCATTGAACCAGAAAACAAAGAGCCGTCCGGTGAGCAAGATTCAGAGATACAGAATCTTGGATATCGTTTAAAGACTCAGTTTCAGGAATTCAAAGACGCTAGGAAAGATACTGAGAAGGAGTGGCTTAAAGACCTCCGTCAGTTTCAGGCTATCTACGAGCCAGACGTTTTAGCACGGCTAAACGAATCAGGCGCTCGATCAAAAGTATTCGTTGGGCTTACCCGCACCAAGGTCATGGCTGCATACAGCCGAATAATCGACCTGTTGTTCCAGCATGGTGATGCGTACTTCGCGGTCCAAGAGACTGAGATCCCTCAGATAGATCCTCTAAAGGCAATGCAGTTAAGAGAAGCAGCTCAACAGCAGCTCATCCAAGCCAGCGGTCTAGACCCTGCCGCAAACCAAGATCTCGTTATAGCTCGAATGAAAGAACTCGAAAGCGAGTTTAAGGACGTCGAGAAAAAGATTGCGACGAAAGCCGCAGAGAAAATGACGCGAGTTATTCTGGACCAGCTCCAAGATGTTAACGCTGAACAGAAATTAAAAGAATCCATCATGGAAAGCTGCATCTTCGGAAGCGGTGCTGTGAAAGCCGGAACGGTCAGGATTGATCGTAAAAAGAGCTACAGCAAAGTGATGGACCCACAAACAGGTCAGGAAAAATTTGCTTTATCAGAGATAGAGCAACCGGCACCAGATCTAGAATCTGTTTCTATTTTTGACTTGTACCCAGACCCTTTCTGCACATCTCTCGAAGATTGTGATGGGTTATTTCGCCGCCACGTTTTGACCAAGAGACAATTCCGCGAACTGGCAAACCTTCCAGGGTTTGACCCAGAGATCGTGAAGTACGTCTTGAAGCAGAACAAGAACGGCAATCACCAAGAAGAAGACCACGAACGAACCCGACGTCAGATATCAGGCGTTCACGACCATGGCGAGTCTGGGCGTTATGAGGTTTTAGAGTACTGGGGAAATATTGACGGACACGCGCTGAAGGAAAACGGTTTCGATTTAGAAGAAGGCGTTGATCTAACTGAGGACTATTCGGTCTGCGTGTGGATCTCAAAAGAAAAAGTTTTGAAGATTATGTTGAACCCGATTTCGGGCTACAAGATTCCCTACATGATTTTCCCATACGAGAAGTCCCCTCACAGTTTTTGGGGGACAGGCGTTCCGGCAATGATGCGGGACTCGCAGACTACGATGAATGCGGCGACTAGAATTTGGATAGACAACATGGCGCTATCCTCCGGTCCCCTGGTTGAAGTAAATACAGACCTACTTGCTGACGGAGAAGATCCAACGGACATTCATCCGTGGAGAGTTTTTCTCAGAAGCGGTGGTGATGGCTCAATGCCAGCCGTTAGGTTTTATCAACCGATAGCGAATGCTAATGGCTTGAACCAAATCGTAGAGCTGTTCAGAAGATTTGCTGACGAGACAACGTCCCTCCCCTCTTATACGCACGGGGAGCAAACCAGATCAATGAACAAAACGGCTACAGGTATATCAATGCTGATGGGTGCGGCAAACGTCGCGCTGAAAAGCACAATCAAGAATATAGACGATTTCTTACTCGAACCGATGGTCGAAAGCCTTTTCCATTACAACATGGAATTCGGAACAGATGAGGAAGCGAAGGGCGATTTAAAGATCGTCCCCAGAGGAAGCACGGCTCTGGTCCAAAAGGAAGTGCAATCCCAAAGACTCTTGCAGTTTTTAAGTCTTGTAAGTAACCCCATGGATGCGGCGTTAGTGGATAGAGGTCAATTGCTTCGAGATATAGCGAAGAGCATGGACATCGATCCAGATGAAATACTTAAATCTACGGAGCAACTTCAAGCTGAACAACAAGCAGCCCAACAACAGGCTCTCCAAGATCAAGCTATCGCCGGAGCAAGCTCAGGCGGTCCTATGGCTCAAAGCGCAGCCCCAATGGGACCACCTCCAGAACCTCTTATGTAACCGACTTGAGGATGCTCAAGATCGTTTATCAGTAGCTGAACAAACGAATTTTAGGTTCGAGCAAGGACGACTCAATGAGTTGCGTTTCTTGCTTGAACTAGAAGGCGCAGCAAAAGCTGTACTCAATAAGACACAGACCCGTGCCAATCGGATATCTGTGATTTAGCGAACATCCAAAAGGACTCGTAACAAATGGCAAATAGAAATGACCCAGAGCGATTAGAAAAAGAAGCCAAGCAAATGATGGAAGAAGCTTATCCGCAAACTACTGAACCCGTGGCAACGGACACTCAGGAAGTTGAAGAAGAGTTAATCCAAGAAGCCCCCGTCGAGCAGCCGGAACAGGTGGAATTTGAGGCAGAAGCTCCTAGTGAAGACGAAATTCGCGGCGAACAACCGTCAGAACTAGACGTCCTTATGTCGAGAATCGACAAAGCGGAACGTGCAATGAAAGGCGCTCAGGCAAAAATGACGAAGAGTAACCAGGAGGCGAGTGAGTTGCGGAACAAAAACGCAAATCTACTTACGGCTGTTGGCGACTTGAAAGGTCAGCTTGTAGACCAGCAACGCGATGAATCGAAGATCAATCAGCTTAGGGAAGACTATCCTGATTTTGTACCACTCCTCGATGACAACGATGCACTACGAGCGGAGATTGGAAGGACCAGAGAATCATTAAACGCTGTAGAAGATGAAAGGCAAAGTTTAAAAAACATAAAACTAGAGGAAGCACACTTCTTAAAAATTGAAGCGTTGCATCCAGATGTTTCTGAAATCACTCAAACAAGTGATTGGGCTTTATGGCTAGACTCGCAAGGCGCTGATGTTCAGCACTATGTAGATGCTGGCAGCGCAAACGATGTCAATTATGTTCTCAGCAAATTTAAAGATGACTTGAAAATCCAAGCTCCTACGCCGCGAGAAGCTGCTCTCGAAAAGGCACAGTCGGCGGCAACGCCGCGCATGCCTAAAGCTCGAAAGCAGAAAGTTGGTGGACAGAAAACTTGGACAGTGGATGACATCACTCAGATGCCATTAGAAGAATTCGAGCTACACAAAGCGGAAATTCTTCAGCACATGTCAGAGGGATCTATTCGCCGTTAATTATTTTTCTCGCATGAGGATTTTTTAAAATGGCATTTGGACATAGTACGGGCGCAAACTCGGAAGTAAATTTCATACCCGAAATATTTAGCAAGCTACTGCAAGCTAAATTTTACAAGCAGTCGGTTTTACCGGCAATTTCTAACAATGACTACACTGGGGAAATCACCGGTCAAGGCGACAAGGTTACTATCAGAACCGTACCCGCCGTAACCATTGGTGACTACGCAGGATCAATTACTACGCAGGAGCTTACAACTTCTAAAGTGGAATTGTTGATCGACAAAGCGAAATATTACAGCTTTGAAGTTCAGGATATTTTGAAGGCTCAATCCAACATCGACCTTCTTGAGGCGGCATCTGGTGATGCTTCTGAAGGAATGCGAGTTGCGGTAGAGACAGATGTTCTTACAGGTGTAGTAACTGGAGCCACAACAATTGGCTCTCAGACAACTATCACGGCAGCTAACGTGCTGACCACGATCCTTGGAATGTCTACTTCGCTCGACAATCTGAACATTCCAGAGGAAGGACGATTTATCGTAGTTTCTCCAGAATTCGTTAGTTTGCTCAAGCAATCAGAGCTTCGTCAAGCGTATCTCACGGGAGACGATACAAGTCCTATCAGGAACGGAAAGGTTGGCATGGTTGACAGGTTTACTGTCTATCAGTCCAACATGCTTTACACACCTGGTTCTGGCGCCGACAGTGGTTACACGCACATTGTCGCGGGTCATCCTAAAGCGATTAGCTTTGCCAGCCAGTTCACTAATGCGGAAACCATTCGTATGGAATCCAAGTTCGGTGATGCGGTCAGAGGGCTAAACGTCTTCGGTTCTAAGGTAGTTGTACCTGATGCACTGGTAATCGGTAAGTGGACTTAATAAGTCCTTCTAAGGGGGAGAGCCTTCGGGCTTTCCCCTTTTTTTAAAGGAATCAAATGAGCGTTAAGACAGAAAAAGACGATCTTTATAAAGAAACGATTTCGACATTTGACGTTAAGTTGGACCGCAGATTAAAGCTTTCTGAGCTGAAGGATCAGGTCGAAAGGCTACAAATGAACAAAGACAATCCTGTCCCTGCCGCAAAACTAAGGATCCCGAAAATAGTTAAAAATATTTTCACTGGCAACGAGTTTCCGTACACGGATTCGTTTGCGGGTCTTCCTGATCTAGAGGTAACAGAGTGGGAGGAGCTAGATGGCGACGATTAAAGTTGTAGATGTTCTCGCAAGGATAAGCATTGTTTTGCAAGACACTGCCGCAACCAGGTATACCAACGCAAATCTGGTGAAGTTTCTCAATGACGGTCAGCGGGAGGTAGTGCTTCACAGACCTGACGCAAATGTCACAACAGAAACCTTTTCGTGTGCAAACGGAAGTAAACAAGCGCTGCCAGTGGCAGGACTTAGGTTGGTCGATGTCATTAGAAACGTAAATGGAAACGCAATCACGCAAGTTGAAAGGGCTATTCTGGATCAGAACCTACCCAACTGGCATGAAACCCTAGCTGGAGCAAAAGGAATCGAGCATTTTGTTTACGATTCTGGAAACCCCAAAAACTTCTACATATATCCAAAAGGAATAAGCGGAACTCACTCATTAGAGATTGTTTACTCCTCTATCCCATTAGTTATACCTACGGCTTATTCATCCGCGACCAATATCGCGTTAGACGATGTCTACGCTAACTGCCTTGTAGATTACACCCTTTACAGGGCTTACCAAATCGACTCTGCGGAAGGAAATATTCAAAGGTCTGCAATGCACTTTCAAGCATTTAGTCAAAGCCTTGGGATTAAAACTCGATCTGATGCGGCATCTTCGCCTAGACCAACAGGAGCTTTAGGATGAAGTACTCAGATTTCACTGAATTTGTTAGACCGGAGTGTAGAGGCGTTCCGCAGTTTCTTGTCGAGAAGGTTGTCAGAGACTCCGCTATTGAATTCTGCAAAAGAACTGGCGTTTATATACCCGAAGCAGAAGAGATCATTCTTTCTGCCGGCGTAAATGATTACGACCTAACTCTTCCCGCAGGGACAGAGCTTAACTACATAACGGATATCTTCGCGAACAAGACTCGACTCAAGGCGGTTAGCTATAGCGAGTTGCTGCATAACATTGGAGACGGCAAAGAACGAGGCACTCCTTCTTATTACAGCCAGAGGGATAACACTACCTTTTATCTCGCCCCTATTCCTGCCGCCGCCGCGACGATTAGAGTGCTGTGCAGCTTAAAGCCGTCAGCGACCAGCACCAGTATTCCAGACACTATCGGCAAAGAGAACAGAGAAGCTATTACATCCGGCGCTCTATTCCGACTCCAGATAATGCCAAACCAGCCATTCACTAACCCGAACATGGCGGCAAGCAAAAAAGCTCTGTTTGACAGAGAGGTCAGCAAGGCTGTTCGCCAGGTTAAGTTTGGGTTTGCCGGTGGCACCTTAACGATACGCAAGAGGGAGTTTATCTAATGGCTTATTCAGACACTCTCAATTTGGTGACCGGTGACACTCTGCCTGAGCTGACGTTCACACTAAAGAACAGTCATTTAGCGGCGGCAGGTCAAATACTTGATGCAGAAGACAGTACCACTTGGGCAGCTATTAATGTCACGGGTGCAAGTGTAAGACTCAGGCTTAGAGAGGTAGGTTCTACGACAATAACCAGTACCCTAACCTGCTCTTTAACTAACCCTTCTCTAGGGAAAGTCGCCACAAATTTTCCGGCAGGTACATTAAGTACAGCCGGAGTCTATGAAGGTGAGATCGAGATCACGTTTAACAACGGTGGGGTCCAAACCGTTTACGATCTAATCAAGCTGAAAGTCAGGAGCGATTTTGACTAATGGCTAAAAGAATGGACGTTACATACTGCAATCTTAAAGCTGACGTCGCATACCAGTTAGTTAAGGGTGATATTACCTGGAACGAGCTAAAGGCAACGCAAGTAGATTTAAACTACTACACGCTTAACCGATACCTTGGTCCTGACTCTTTTTCCTTTTCGGATATCTCTTCCTTAAACATAGGAAAGGTATCCGCTGAAACATTATCGATCAGCGACTCTCAACAGCTTAGTTTACAAAAACAAATCAGCGAGGCGTTATCGCTTTCAGAAAACGTGGACATTACTGTTCAATTTTTCAGAGACTTCGCAGACTCATATGCTGTTTCGGATGTTGCTGTTCTGACTATAGGCAAGGGTCTAACAGAGACGCTGTCGGTTTCTGAGATTTTATCCACAGCGTTTTCGGCAGTAAAAACAGACTCGACACCTATTTCTGATACGGATAGTAAGTCTTTAAGCAAACCTCTAGCAGACAGTTTAAGTGTCGGGGATGTATTCAATAGGAATGTGTCTTACATACGGGCGTTCACTGATGCTTTTAGTCTTGATGACATTGAAAACCATACTAACGGAGCGGTGGTTAATAAGACCAACGTCTTTTCTTTTAGTGACAACAGTGTTTTCTCTGTTCAAAAGAACGAAACAGACTCTGTGTCGTTTTCAGAAAGTTTTACTCATTTAGTAACTCGACATAACCACTCGGTACTTAATACTTCAGCGTTCAACACGTTCGCACTTAACTCTTAATTGAGAGGAATCAATAATGTTTAACTCAGCTTTAACACTTACGGGGAGACTCTCCGTATCACTCAACGGCAAAGTGGTTCGAGACATAGATAACCTTGTCGTTACTACAGGTAAAGGCTATGTGGCATCGCGAATGAAAGACGCGACAGCTACGGCTATGTCGCACATGGCAGTCGGCTCTGGAAGTACTGCCGCTGCCGTAGCAGATACCGCATTAGGTACTGAGTTAGCGCGTATCGCCCTGACCTCAACAACTGTTTCTGCCAATCAAGTTTCTTATGTTGCTACTTTTGCAGCCGGAACGGGAACAGGGGCATTAACTGAAGCCGCTATTTTGAACGCATCTAGCGGCGGCACAATGTTGTGTCGGACTGTCTATGCCCAAGTAAATAAATCGTCGTCGGACGTAATGACGATAACCTGGCAAATAACCGCTAGTTAAGGAAATGCGATGGGCATTAAGTTTGCGAACAATTTTCAGACAACGATAAGCGGCGCCATTAACAGCAGCGTAACTACGATCCCGATAACTAGCGCAACAGGGTTCCCCACGTTAGGCGCTACCGACTATGCGTTCTGCACGTTGCAGAAAGAGGGACCGGTCACGATGGAAATTGTCAAAGTGACCGCAATCTCTGGCACCAACTTAACTGTAGTTCGTGGTCAAGACGGAACTTCGGCAACCTCTTTCGCCAGCGGCGATGCGTTTGAACTTCGAATTACGGCGGGTGGGGTAAACGAAGTTGTAGCTACCGCTGCAAGCGCAGCTTCTGTTGACGATGCTACGGCACTCGCAATCGCATTAGGATAGGAAAATAAAATGGCTAACACCTTTAAAAACGCATTCGCGGCAAACGTAAATCACTCAGCATACGTTGATTTATATACTGCGCCGTCGTCAACAACGACTGTGATTCTGGGACTTGCGATTTGTAACAAGCTTGGCAGCTCAGTTGATGTCTCAGTGCAGAGTCAAGACACCTCGGCAAGCAGCACAGTTTTTCAGGTTCTAGATACCGTGAGTATTCCAGGTCGAACAACTCTCGAAGTTTTGTCAGGACAAAAGTACATTCTGGAAACAACAGATGTCTTGCGAGTCAAATCGGGAACAGCTTCTGCTCTTGATGTCAGCCTCGGAATTATGGAGATCACCTAATGGCTCTTACAAAATTAGCGTCAAGAGCGTTAAAAGCAGAGCTTGGCACAACATCTATAGCTGACGATGCAATTACAATTCCTAAATTGGCAGCAACCGGCACCGCTTCAGCTACAACTTTTCTGCGTGGTGACAATGCGTGGGTTGCGGTTGGTGGTGCTTATAACGATTTTTTAATAAAAGACGCTACCTTTACGTGTGCAGCAAAGGATCAAATTGTTTGCAACGCGCCAAGCACGGCTTTCACCATCACTTTGCCAGCGTCCCCGTCTCCGACTCAATCGGTAATTATTGCAAACGCCGGAGCGGCACTAGTCACAGTGGGGCGAAATGGGTCAAAAATCGGATCATTAGACGAGGACGGCACCCTGCCCCAAGGCAATTCCGTGCAGCTTGTGTTCGTCAGTGCAGCCATTGGCTGGTTCGCAATCTAGGAGAAAAATATGGCAGTTTTAGGCGCAGCAGCGGGAGGAGCATTCCCCCAACTTTTTCTTGCACACTCTCAGACTTGGGTTCCCCCACAGGATGGGAATGTTTGTATACATGTGATTGGGGCTGGCGGTGGTGGAGCTGGTCGCGGTGGTGGAGCTGCTTCCTGTTATGGCGGTGGCGGTGGCGGGTACTGTAGGAAAAACTCTCTGGCAGTAACTACTTCTGACAGCTTTACTGTTGTTATAGGCGGTGGCGGAACT